ACCGTTACGCGAGAGATACGCCAATACGTATCTCTCGCGTAACGGTGGCGGCACAGTGGAGCGAGCGACGGCCTCGCTCTGGCTGTACGACGGTGACGAAACCATCACTGTCCAGCGCCGCGAGTTGTGCGCGTAACGACTAGCCCCTGCACGATATAGGAAGGGACCCACCATGACACAGGAACGCACCCGCCACGAGCAACACGTCGAGCACGCCACCTATCAACTGGTCGAGGCATACGGCTCTCCATACGATGAGCGGACCCTGACGGAGGTCGCCGCCGAGATCAACGACCAGCCGTACGGTTGGACCTTTGACCTCCGTTATGACACCGAGGAGTACGTTGACAACAACTCCTGGACCCGTGTAACCAATATCGAATTCAGCGCAGCCACCCTTGCCGCAATCGTAAAGCGTGCCCAGATGATCGTCGCCCAGGAAGTCGCGGAATACAAACGCTCGAAAAAGGAAGGTGCCCCAGCATGACCCCATTCGACGGCGTTACCTATCCCTGTATCTACCAGCTTGACGGCGGCAGCTATGCCTGCCCCGAATGTTGGGAGCTACTGAATGAAGACGAGAAATACCCCGCCCTGCTCGTTGCCGCATGCGATGAGGACACGTGTGGCTATTGCGGAAAGGAGATCGCAGCATGACGAAGTATAGCCCGCCGGTTGAATGCTCGACCTGTGGCTCGCCTGTCCCGGTGGCGGCGCGCTTCTGCCCGGTCTGCGAGCGTCCGCGCACCGGAGTGGAGCAGCAGCTCCGGCACGCCGCTGAAACGACCGGGACACCATACGAAACATTGCTGGAGCGGGCACTGGATGAGGATGCGTCCAGCCCTATAGCAACGTGGCCTTCGCGGTCGATCAAAAAGCCGCTTATTGCTGTTGCAGTTGTGGTTGTGCTGATCGTGATGATTGCCCTTGGTGGCAACGATTCCGGCGACTCCAATGAACGGCGTTCCGTTACGTCCGGCTCATCACGGCCGACGGCTACCCGCTTACAACAATCGTCCACCACCAGTGAGTCGGCGTATACAAGCGCGTTGTTCACCATTACCGACGATACGGCCAGTAGTCTGGTTAGGTTCTCACGGCTTGCGGAAAACCCGCGCATAGGAGAGGGCAGTTGGAACGGGCTGGTTGCTGTCGAGTTCGTCACATGGGATACAAATTATCGAAAGCTTCAGGACCTATCGCCACCACCACGGTTCGCCGCCGCACATAGTAAGACTCTTCAGAGCATGAGAGAACTGACCAGTGCGGCAGACGATATCTCCGCCGGGATCGACACCAATAATGTAAATCGAATCAAGCAGGGAACGGCCAAAATCGAACGAGCCGGTCAACTCATGGAAGAAGCCGTTGATCTTATGCCGTAGTACCAGGAGTAACCATGGACGAACCCAAGGGCAACATGTACCCTCTCACGCTCAAGCAGGCTGCCGAGCGCGCTGGCATCATGCCGGACACGCTACGCCAGGCCATAAAGGCCAAACGACTGACGGCCACGAAACTCGGGCGCGACTGGCTCATAGAGAGCTCGGAGATCGCGCGCTACATTCGCGTCCGCAAGCCAGCCCCTCGACGACCAACCGCCGCCCGCACAAAGGAGCACCCCGGCCAATGACGGCCGGGGTACTCCGGGAAGGAGAATTCGCGCCTTGGCAGGGCCGTTCGCCCTTGGCGCTCGGGTGGAGTTGGCTGTGGTTAGGCGCACGTTAGTGCGAGGGTGGGTTGGTTGTAGTATGATTCAATCAACCCACCATAGGCAAAAACTACGCCAGGGTCAATGTTGACGAGACAGAAATTTCCCACGTCGATCCTGAACTTTTGGTGCCTAAGGCTTCTACCTTTCTTGAATACATATTGCCCGCAGTCGCGCTATTAAATAAACCCCATTCATTCCAAACCCAGTTGGCTTCCGCCGATGTAAACGTTGCCTGGAATGTGAGCGCGTTTGCGGCGCGTGTTGGGAAGGTCGCGTCCATCCCCTTGCGTAGTTTATTGGTAGCCGCAATCAGGTCGGTCTGCGTTGCGGCAAAGGCTGTAGAGCTATCACCGACACCCAGATTGGCGTTAGCGTTCGACAGCTTGGCGTAGGTTGTGCCACCGATAATGGCATCACTGAGAAGATCGCGGGACAAGTTAGTCAAAGGCATTGTGTGGCTCCTTCTATGCTATTTTCAAACGCGCTGTTTCGTCAACGCGCACATGCTGGATATCCTCGTCAAGGGCTAACAGCGCATCGGTATTCTGCTCTGTACTACCGTTAATAAATGCGTCGATCTCGGCGATACGCCGTGGGCAGGTGACGAGGGTATGGTCGGCCTCATAGTGCCAGGTGCGTTCGATTACTTCATCCGGCTCTCCTTTCTGTGGACGGCCCTGCCATTTTCGCAGGAGGGCCGTCTCGCGGTATGGCCCGAGCGCCGTCCGGTCATTGGGCATAGCTGCTGTCCCGTCTCATTACGACGCCTTGAAACCGCCCGGCCCGAGTTTGGCGATGATTGCGGCGGCAAGCGCGCGCACCGACGCGGCGAAGACTCCAACGACCCACGGCTGCCAGTTGGTCAGTGATGTTTCATCCAGGACGGCCAATGCCGAGAAGATGGGCGTTAGAAAAACTATTACAAAAAACCAAAGTGTTTCAGCAGAAAATCTAAATGTGTAGGCAGGCATATCGTCTCCTTTTCATTAACAGAACAAACGTGCTAGCCGGGTATCCTGACTACGGCGGCGCGCGTTGCGCACTGGTTGTCATGCCGCCTCCTCTGGTATTGGCAACATTGGCCGCGACTGAATATCCGCTATTCTCTGCCGCGCGATTTCGACAAAACCCGCGTCCTGCTCAATGCCAATAAAGTTGACGCCTTCGAGCAGGGCAGCGCATCCGGTTGTGCCGCTACCCGCGAATGGATCAAGCACCGTGCCTCCGGGTGCGCACGTCATGGCAACCAGGCGGCGCATAATGTCCACTGGCTTTTGGGCAGGATGGTTGTACTCGCCGGTGCGTTTGCGTTGTCCCGGCGGTAGAAACGACCAGACATTGGTGTAATTGACCTCACGTGGTGCTGATTCATATCCTTGACGGGGATATCGAGTACCCCACGCTGGGTTTTGATGCACGTTATTCGTCCGAAACCCGTGATGGCCGTCAATTTTTCGCTGCATCTCTCCGATGTAACGGCGAATTGAATCCAACGTTGTTACATCCACGAGCACGCCGGGCAGTTTGACATCCTCATACGGACCTCGTGTCCGGTGAAACGTCCGGTGCTCGCCAATGGAGTAGATCAGGATGGATTCATGCCCTCTTGATAATCGGTTGCCCATCGTTGCGCTGCGCTTGACCCAGCTGATGTGCTCCATAAAGTACATCCCGTTTGCCACAGCCGCCGCGTGCCAGTCCATGAGAGTGGGCATTTGTCCGAAGACAACGCAGAAGTCACGGCCAACTCTCGCCGCTTCAGCAGTGAACGCAGCAATATCGACCGGCTTATCCCATGGATTACTCTTGTCGATATTGATCCCATATGGCGGATCGGTAATAACCGCGTCAACAGACGCATCGGCCATCTCACGTATGACGGCAAGGCAATCGCCGTGGTGTAGCTCTACGCTCATGTTGCCTCCGGTTTGGCATGTCCCAGGCGCGTCATCTCGGTTGCAACATCGCGCCCGTCCTCCAGGATTATGTCAGCTATGTATCTGCCGAAACTGGTTTTATCCTTGTAGGTGACGACCTTGACCGGCGTGCCGATGGGCACCAGATCGAGCGCTGCTTGACGCGCTGCCTGCCCTTTCTCTAGCTCGCCGGGGTCTTTCTGACCGTATATCTCCCAGGTATTTAAATTGCGAATGCGCAGCGTCTCGTAAGCGTATTTATTTAGCCCCTGGTCAATGTACGCATCGCACGTGTCACCATCTACCCAGTGCTTTAAAACCGCACGATACGGGCCGAACGGGATGTCGATAGGGTAGTTATCAAACTCCACTGGCTTTCTCATGCTGCCTCCAATGCCTCAGCGCCAAGACGTGCCAGGAGCACGCCAACTCCCGGATGCCATTCGAACTTTGCCCTCTCGAAATACTGTTGCGACCCCTGTTTTCCGTCGGGCGTCATAAAGGGCGACTCGCCACTCAAGGGATAGCCGAACACGGCAATCGACACACGGTCGTCACCGAATTGTTCCCAAAAATCTTTAAAACCTTGAGAGATAAACTGGCCTGTCGCCGAGAAGAAACGTGCCGTGGGATGTGGTTTCGGCGGTTGCGCGCCAACATCCCGCGCCTCGTTGATGTAGCGCAGCAGTGTATCCCATCTAAAATGTGGGCCCGGATCGGTATGATCGTTCGGCGGCGGCACCTGATAATGACCAATAAGATACTCACGACTGACGGCCTTGATACCCGGATGGCGTTGCATGATGCCCGCCGAGAGTGCCGCCAGCTCGCGATAGGCTCCCTCGGTAAACCCGCCCCTGGCCGCGTAGCCCTCCAGCTCGATGTTGACACCGCGCAGGTTGTACTCACGGTTGCCGGCTGTCCAGGCCGCGTCACGTTCGCGCACGAGTTGCGCCCGGCGCTTGCCGTCCGCCGAGATAAAATAATGCGTCGAGCTGCCCTCATCCGTCGCCGTCGGCCAACGTGTTAGCCAATTAACGCCACTATCGAAACTGCCCTCGCTGGTGTGATAGATAATGCGGTCGATGGTGATGCCATTGCGCCCCGCAGTGTCTATCGGATAGCCAAAGCAGGGGCTGTATTTCCAGTCGTAGCCGGGCTGGTCGGTCTGCGACACGGGCGGCTCTTCCTTCACTGGTTCAGCAGCCATCCATGCATTGATCCAGTCCACCATCTGCTGGGCATATTGCTCGGGCATATTTTTGTCTTTGGCTGGCGCCCATACGCGGATGTGCTCGACGATGGTGGTTGCCTTGGCGTTGCGGTAGGCATAGCCGGGCTCATCAACGCGGTACAAACCATCCTGCACGCTGTCATATGCGTTGCGGTAACGCACGTAGTCGGATCCTCGTGAGGCGTCATGGATGATTTCGGTCCGTTGTTTGAGGGCGGGATGCCGGACAGTGCGGGCGTTGGTCCAGCTATGGGTGCTGTTACGCCAGAGTACCGACGCTTGATTCGTACCGAATGAACTTTCCTTCCCCAGAATTGCCAGCCACGTTGCCGGGTCGTGTCCTTCCGCTACAATCATGCTGTAGATAGCGCGGGCCTCTTCCCGTCGCTCTGAGGGCACAGTCGGCAACCACAACGCATCGGACTCAAATGAGTTGCGGTCTGCCAGTACAGACACGAAGACTGTCTCCGAAATCCGTGGCTTTGCCTTAAATGGGGAGTGAATTGTTACCGTCATCGTTCGTCCTCTCCATCATGTCAGGACACCCAGCAGACACAAAACGCCCCCTGATAGCCCAGTCTTTATTTGCGGGATTATTTTCCAATACCATGCGCTCGAAACATTGTGTGGTCAATCCACTATCAGCCGCGACGAATTCCTCGGTCAAGGGCAGACCGAAAATTCGTATGCCCCCGTTCGCTTCCCAATACGCTAGGAATCCGTGTCCAATACTGTGATTCGTTTCCGTGAAGTACCGAGCATCTGCAGCAGGAGTCGGCGCTTTCGCAACTGTGACCGGCCCCGTCGTTGAGACGCTCGCCCAATTGTTGCCATCCAGCCCCAGTGTGGTGAACGCGCTCCACGACAGTTCAATTGCCCAGCGACCGAGCCACTGGTCAACGTGCTCAGCCTGAACGCTGTCACCAACGGTCGTCCAGATGCCGACCCCGTTGGCCTCAACCCAGAGTCGCGTACCCGGCGCGATGCCTGGGTAGACCGAGTAATACCCGTTCGGGTCGCAGGACCAGCCGTCAATCGCGTTCCCCCAACTCGCGTGCAGCGCCAGCATGTTGCACCACGAGCCTCTGCTGTAGCTGGGATCGTAGAAAGCAGCGGCGCCAGACCAGCTCTCGGCGGCGCTAGTCGTCACCATTCCACCGAGCATCGGTGTCGTCAACAGCACAGCAGCCACAACCTGTCTCATTGTTCGTCCTCTCCATGCCTAAACGCTATCCACACCAGCGCGATAAACGCCAACGCCACAATGACACTACCGATCTCCTGGTTCATCGCTGCGTTCCTTCCCCTCGTTGTCCGGCACGGTATTCCTGTACCCCGCCCAGCATGTGTTCGCAGACCAGCGCCCCGACCGAGACCGCCCCCCATAACTGCATGACGCCCAGCAGCCGCCAGACGAGCCCGAGCGTAATGGGGAGATCGAGGAGCGACACGTCCAGGCGCAGGATGATCGTGGCGAGAATGAACGCGAACGGGCCCAGCAGTCCCCCGCTGCCGTTCGTGGCCGTGCTGTTGAAGCGATGGGCCATGAAGGCGATAAATAGCAGCTCAACCAGCAGCAGGTTGTAGCCCAGCAGCGTGATGATGTAGAGCGTCATGTCCACAGCGACACCGCCACCTGAATCAGCCCGAACAGCACCATGAAGCCGAACGCCACCATGCCGATCACCCAGCTCGACACCTCCCGCCGGGTGCTGTCGGTGTGGGCCAGGGTGCGGCGAATCGCCAGTTCGATCTTGTCATCAATCGTTTTATCCAGCGTGTCCATGCGGTGGATAAGGTGCTTCTGGTTCTCTCCGAGGTGCGAAACCTTCTCGGAGATGCTGCGGAGTTGGCCCTTGATCTCCTGAATGTCAGAGACTGGTACGTTGTTCAAACCTAAACCTCGCCTCTGTCGTCATCATCTGCGATAGTCATGACGCCACCCGTGCCGCGCACAGCGCGTAAAAGCCCTGCAAATAATTCTCAACTTGCGTTTGGATGCTCGCGCGCTGGGTGGCATTCGCCGTCTGCCACTGGGTTGCCACACTGATAAGCGTGTCCATCGGCACCGTGCGAACCGCTTGCAGGCCCGTCGGCAGATGGAGCACCTCGAACAGGACGCTTGCCGTGGCGAGCGTCGTGGCGTCACCCGGCAGCGCCGCCAGGTCGTCACCTGCGCCCGTCTTGCCGCGTGCCTTCTCGTTGCCCAGCCGCTCCCGCCAGCGCGCCTTCATCTCGTTATCGGCACGTATGCGCTCGGCATCGGATACATTGGTATGGATCAGCTCATACCCGAGATAGTAGTCGGCTGGTAGGAAGCCTTGTACGAGCCGGACCAGGTTCTCAATAAGTTCGTGTGCCGGTGGTGTTGCGCTCATTTATCCCACTCTCTGCAAAGTGCGTTGTATCTGGCGGATGTCGTTCAGCACGCGGTTAGTGCTAAGCTGCCCGGATTCCGTTTGCAAATCCAGTCGCATCACCTCACCCTGTTCGTCGATCTCGCGACTGATAATGCGTGTGAGCGTGGTTGCGCCGCTGAAACGCGCCCACGGGATCAATACCCGCAGGTAGTCGCCCTCGCGCAACGACCAGTAGTCACGCGGGACGCCGCCGGTGATAACGATCTGGGGTGTTAGGCGACGAGTAATCTCGGCTTCGGCGATGTTTTTGACATCTGACGGCCGGTCTGCCGTAATAACCTCGTGCGCCGGCCAGTTGCTATTGGCCGCCACGTCCGGCGCACTCACCGAATACGACGTGTAGTTACTGATGGCCGTCACCCGGCTGCGCTGTTCGAGGATGTCAATGCCGTAGGTAGCATCGCGAAGCTGCCCCGGAGCCATCAGGATGCCGTCATACACTGGATTGTGAATGCCGCCCCAGTTCAGCATATCGGTCTGCCCCTGTCGGTCACTGACCGTGACCGTTACCTCTTGCCCACTGATGGTCATCAGGTCGGTCAGCACCGACCAGCACGACTCGCCGTGCATCGAGTAGGTTCTGATGAGCGGCAAGCCGGCCGCAACCGTGCCCAGCGCCAGCGGATAGGTGCCGGACGCATTGGCCGCGTACTGCAACGCCATCCTGGCGATCTCGTAGGCAGGGATGTCGCTGAAATTGCGATTCAACGCAACCGGAATGTGCGAGAGGATGATGGTTGGTTGGGATGCAGTGATCGTCGTACCGTACTCATCGGCGTTCAGATTCGTCACGATACCGCTCCACGCGCCGGAGTCATCAACAGGGGCAATGTGGACGAACGACCCGCCGTCAGGATTAACATAGGCGGTATTGGCGGCAATCGAGTCATGCGGAATCACGAAGGACGCCTCGCCGACCTGCCCGCTGGATGGTAGCGACCAACGCCGCCGGCAAACCAGGCTAACCGTAATGGTGTCCGTGTGCGCCAGCGTAACGAGCGGGTTTTCACCGCTAGTGATCGGTCCTAATGGCTCTGACAGAGTGAGTGTCGCCGTCTCGGTAGCACTGACGACGCTCGTTGTATCTACCGCCGAGATAGCGACGAGCGTTGCCACTGTCGCCGTCTCGGTAGCACTGACGACGCTAGTATCCGCCGCCGAGACGGCAATGCCAGCGTCGTAGTGCGCTTCGATCTGCGTGGCTGTCAGAACCAGGTCATAGACGGCGGGTTCGTCTATCAAACCCTCGAAGAAGTACGCATTCGCCGAGTCCGTCGCTGCGCCGATACGTTTCGTGCCAGAATTACTTGACGCTCCGGCAGATGACGCGGTTCCGGCAGGCTGTCCGTCAATATAGAACGTGACCGCGCCTGCGGAAGTGACCGTCACGGCAACGTGATGCCAGTTGGTGTCGGTGATCGTCCCGGTGCTATCAACCCACGCGCCGGTCGCCGCCCAGTAGTGAAGTTTGTTCCCGCTGACGTTGTAGAACATACCCCAGCCGGGATAAGGTGAGTTTTCACCATAGAAACCAAAGATAGGCTGAAGCGTGTGTGCCGTATCGCTCGTCTTGATCCAGGCTTCGGCGCTGATTTCGCCGATAATGATAGGCGCGGTGCCTACCACGACACTGCCGTCAATGCCGTCGTACTGGAAAGCCGTTGCTTTGATTCCGGCAACGCCGGGAGTCACGCTACCGACGAGCGTCCCATCGTTGGTGCTAACCTCATCATTCGCGTTCGTGCCACTGGTCTCATCGAACTTCCAGTAGGCAACCGGGCTGTCGGCAAGGACAATGTCTCGATATGCCATCAGCTACCGCCCGTCACAGGCGAGGGACTATGCGTAATCGTGCCCACACTCGGGTTGTCGTCAATACGGTTTGGCATTATAGATACGTCCCGCGATGTTTGACCGTTACGCTACCGTCAATGGTTTCGGTGACAGTGTTGGAGCCGGGGTCAACGCTAAACAGGTCAACCTGGTCGCCGAACGTCACGCTACCCAGCATTGGCCCGCTCACCGAATTGGACAACGCGCGCTGGTTGTAGTCAATCGTGGCGGCGATAGTGAGTGTGCCGCTGCGCAAAATAAAGTTTGTGAACGTTAGTGTTTGCCCGTTGCCGCTGTTCGTTATGACGCCGTTGAGAATGCGCCAGGTAGTTGCCGTTGCGGACGAGAGCGTGGGGTAGCTAGTAAGACTTAATGTGCCTGGCCCAGGAGGGTACCAGGACAATGTCAATGACCTGTTCCCCGACGCGGTCACGTCACGATAGAGTTCCATACCCACGACAATCTCAACTGCGTCGCTAACATCTATTGACGTAGTTGTGGTGCCATTATTTAGTGTCGACCATGCAACCGTCCATTGCCGGCTACCATATGCCCGTTTGTAGACATATGCCCGCGTATCGCTCATGTACGCCGTTACTCGTACCAGACCTACGAGCGTTCCCCCATTCGCACCAACCGCGAGCAGAAGCGCACTGGAGCCGTTATCGTAGACGGTGATGTCAGATATGTTAAAAACTGCTTCAGCGGATGCGTTCGTGGTAGACCCATAGTAAACGGCTGTCGTGCCCAGCCATCCTATGCGCACATCGGTTTCGTGCCAGATGGCGTTACGCTCCGGTACTGTCTTTACTGACCAGGTGTCCCAGGCAAACTGTGCGTTACTCGTGTTCGCGGCTTGCAGATTGCCGATATCAAGTGTCCCGGCCAGCGGGTTCGTTACGCCCGTGTTGCGCAGAATATCCACCGTCACCGCCCCCGAGGGCGGCAGATCAACGAACACCCAATAAGAGGCACTGCTAGCCCCTTGTCGAAACGCAACGCTGTTTCCATTCACCAGCACATATGAATCAGCCTGACTGGTTGTCGGCGCAACGTCGGCAATCACGAACGGATAGTTCACCAGCCCGCGTCCCGTGGTGTCGGTGATGGTGTACTGGTTGCCGCTGATACTCGTACCGCCAGTGATCTCCAGCGTCGTCTGCGCCCGCGCGTTGCCGTTGTTCGTCACCGTGCCGCTGGTTGTGACGACCGTGCTTGTTTCCGTCAACGCCTCAAAATAGGGTATTACCGCCTGTAGCTGTACGTCGTACATATCAATCGCGCCAGGCCGTGGCGCAAGGTACACCACATGCACAGCCAGGCGTAGTACCGTCGTAGCGTCATCGCCCAGAATGCGCAGGTAGCGCGTTCCAGAGCGTCCCTTGCCAGGGTCAAACCAGCGTTTGACGTCGGTGTGGAACGTGGCAGAGGTGGTCGTGCCCGCGCTCTTCCTGGCGATCGTCATCGGGATCGTGCGACCATCAACCGAGATCGAGGTCAGCAGGGCGCTACTATTGCGGCGCGACTCCATATTGGGTGTGGCCGCGACCGCGAACGTCTGGTCCGCCAGGAACAACGCCTGATAATCCGACGTGTCGCGCTCAATGTCGATATAGGTCCCGGACCCGACCGGGTATTCGATGCCAGTAGGGCGTAGTCCTGCCATTACAAGGTCCTCCGGTAGTCATCAAGCATGATCTGGCGCGAGAAGCGGCCAATCTCACGACTATCAAGGATGATTGGGGAGTCGATGACGATGACCTGTCCACTGCCGCCGACGCCACCCTCACGCATGGCCACAACCAACGCCTCGGCCACCTGCTGCGCTCCACGGCCCTCCAGCGGTACGACCGCCTCACGGCCTGCCTCGCCCATCAACGCCAGTAGCGGCTGGTCGATGACGCCGCCCATGGCCATGGGCGTGAACGCGCTATTGCCGGGCATCTTCTCGTAGCCTGGGATGGCCGGGTTGTCACGGGTGATCCATGACGGCGGGGGATAGTTCCACCAGTCGAGCGACCGCATAAGCTCGGTGTTATTGACGAGCTTTGGGTTGCCCATGAACAGGGCGTCTACCTGCTGTCTCAGCTTGTCGGGGTTGGACCCGCTCAGGTTCCAGAACGACAGCCCGTACTTTTCGAGAATGCCTCCGTAATACATGGACATGATCGCTGACGGGTTGGGCTGCGTTTGCGCAACCGCGAGCCATTCCGCCTCGCTGTCGCTGGAGCTGAGTCCCGCTGGCGGCGCGCCCGTCCCGGCGCTACTGCCGTTCGCGTTGTCATAGCCACCACCACCGGAAGACCCGCCACCGCCACCGCCGAAGCTACTACCGCCGCCACTTGAGCCACCACCGCCCGCACCAGGTTGCTCGCCTGATATCCACCCACCACCGGGCGACATTATGTGGCCAAATTCGTCAACGGCCCCGGTTGCAACCCCCAGCTCATCTACCAGCAGGCCCAGCAACCGCAGCTTCTCCAGGATGTCGGCTTCCAGCTCGGTGTTGCCGTCGATGATGGATTGCACGAGGTCAACCGTCAGCTGCCTCTCTATGTCTTCCAGCGCTGGGATCAGCTCGTCGCTTGCAATCTGGCCCAGCAGCCCGAACGCCTGTTCCATATCAAACGTGCCCTCGGAGAGGCCGAGCACAATGTCGTCGACGAACTGCCCGGCTATCTCGGGGGCTTCCTCGAAGATCGCAGCCACACCATCCAGAGAAATTTGGGCGATCTCCTCGACCGCCGGGATCAGGCCCGCTGCGGTGGCTACCTGCATATCCTCAATGAGCATATCCATTTCGATTTGCAGGGCAATGCGGGCCGCTTGCATCACTTGCAGCGCACCTTCGCTGGCGCCGCCTGCAACCGCCATCTGGATGGCCGCGTCCATCTCTGAGAGTTGTTCGGCCATGCGGTCGATCTGGCCTGCGGCTCCCTCGGAAAGCGCCGCGCCGTAACGCTCAAAGAGCGCGTCCGCTTCGGCATTGGCCGCGTCAAACATCGCTTCCTGTGCGGCGGCAAAATCAGCCTTGGCTATCTCCGCTTCGATCGAGCTGGTGATACCCTGCCCGATGGAGGTCCCGGCCGCGCGGCCAATCAGGTCAAGCTCCGCTTGTTTGGCGGCGATCTGTTCGTCAAGATCGGCAAGCACCGCCTCCCCCAACCCGAGAGACTCAGCGATGGCGCGCGAGTCCCACAGGCTAGCAAGCTCTGCCTCAGCCTCGGCAACCGACGCCGGGTCAAGCACCACGTACAGGTCGCCCAGAATCTGTAAGGCGGCTCGATCCGCACCGGTCAGTTCGGGCGCGCCTTCCGTGCCCTCGGCGTACCCGCCCAGCCACGGCATGTCGCGCAGCATGGCCGCCGACTCAGGTGCGGTGATAACCTCGGTGCCTTTCGGGAGGAAAACTAGCTCAGGGCCCTCTTCACCGACCAATCCAATACCGGATTCATTTATCGTGCCGCCGGTGGCCGCCGTAAACCCGATTTGGCTACTGATCTGCACCGGCATAACTCTGGTCGTCGTGGCCATGGCTATCAGAGACTCAAGGGCGCCGACCGCCGCGCTAATATCGGCGGAGATGGAAGTATCGACCGAGGGGGTAATCTGATCTTGCAGGCCAACAAATTCGTTGACCGACATATAGGCGTCGGCAGTGTCAGCCGTGATAACGGTCGGATCAGGAGTCGGGATCGTGTCGTACATCTCGACGAGCCGGTTGCGATCCTCCTCAGCGGATGCGATATCGGCAAGCAGTTCGGTCGTGACCTCATCCGGCAGCTCTTCCAGCTCGCCACCGAAACCATCGACCAGTTGCGTACTGCCGTCGAGTCCGGGAGTGCTGACCTCAGTGGATGCTTCTTCGGGGATTAACCCGATCTCCACCATGAAATCGCGCATCTTTTCGATGACGGTTTCCATAACACCGGCGAGACTAACCTGGCCCGCAATTAACGGGTCAAGACCGCCGGCCGCCTCAGCGATGATCTGGTCATATTCCTCCTGGGAAATCTTATGATCCTTGAGTGCCTGGGTTGCTTCATCCTGGAGCTTCACGAAATCAGCGAAGGCGACATTTGATTCAACAACAGCCGCTGCCTCATCATCAATCCCACCGATAGACCGTTCCCGTAACCAGTTGAGCGTTTCGAGCTGTTCCTGTTCCTCCGCGGACAGTTCGATTCCGCGGTCTTGCTTATCCTGCAACAGGCCGATTGCCTGCTCAGCGCCGGACAGATGGCCCTGCCACTCGGAGACACCCTCACCGGCATTGCTGATGTTCTGCAAGAACACGTCCTGGATCGCGCCGAAGTTGCCGAACGCGCCGGTCAGGTCTTCAATGACCGGAATCGCGCCAGCGAAGGCCATCTCAGCCGCATTACCAAACTCGGTGAAACCCTGGCCTGCGGAACTGAGACTGTTACCTGTATCGCCGAGCAGTTGGTTGACGATTTCAAGCGACCGCTGCAACGGTTCGTGAATGAGGTTGTTGCCTAAGCCTTCCTCACCGAGCGTGCGGATGATGTCCCGACGAACATCTTCAAGCGCCGGTGTCAAGATTTCCTTAGGAAGACCGCTGAGGAGGTCTAGGCCCTCCTCCATTGACATTGCACCAGAGTTGATAGCCTCGGCAATCGACCCGGCAAACTCCGCGCCAACGGACGGGTCAAGCGTGAACAGTTCTTTCAGGTGCGCGGTGACTTCGGGTCGAAGTGCGAGAATTGGCCCGATGAATATCTCGTCAAGGAACGGCCCCATCATGCTGGCGTCTGGAGTGAACATGGAATCGAGGAACGGCCCCATCTTGGCGGGGTCAAACTGCATGGCGTCTTCCATGCTCACCCGGTAGGCTTCACCACCTTGTTGTCCCGCATCTCGAAACTGACCGATCACGTCACCCGACACAAGGCCGCCAATAACGGCGTCGACCGGGTTGCCCCCTTTTTGTTCTTCTGCGAAATCGTGAGTCCATTTATCGAATGCGAAGAAAGTATCGACAGGGTTTCTGACCAGATTGACAACAACATCGACCGACTTCGGGATCAATGAGAGGACCTGTATGAAATCCGTCACATCTTCGATGCCAGCATTGATAGCCGGTCCAAACGAATCCATAAAGCCGATAGCAAGATCGTTGAGATTGTTCTTCATAACCTGAATATTGCTGGCCGTCGTCTCGAAGCGCTTCTCAGCCTCAATCGCCATGGCGCTATTTTCCTGCCATGCGTCCTTACTGACATTAAGGCTGTTTGTCAGGTTGTCAGTGTTGGATGCCAACCCGAGCAGCGTCCGGGTGATACGCACATCCTCGAACCCGAGTGCGCTTAAGACCGCGAGCTGCTGTGCCTGGTCTAGCTCGCCCAGCCCGGTGATGACGGTCTGTAGGGCCGCGCTGGCATCCTGTGCGTAGGCTTGCTCGAATGCGTCTGCCGTCATGCCCGCCGTCTCGGCCAGGATGTCGAGTTCATCCCCCGTTTCGGCAACCATTTTGGCGGTCGAAATGAAGAACGTCTGAAGCGCCGTCCCGCCCGCCTGGACCTCTATACCGAGATTAGCAACCGCCGAACCCCATGCCAGCGTCTCCTCCGTCGCAAAGCCAAGCAGCTCTGCCGCCGCCCCAACCCGTTCGGTTATGCCGAGTATCTGGCTTTCGGTCGAGGCGCCCTTGTTACCGAGATCGACTAACGTGCTACCAAATTTCTCGTAGTCATCATTCGTTAGCCCTAAGACATTCGATAGCTGCCCCAAGCTGGTAGCGGCCTGGTCGCTGCTCACATCGGTCGTGGTGCCAATCAGAGCAGTGACACGGACGAACTCCAGGATGTCTTCCTTCTTAACACCCAACGCACCGGCCGCCTCGGCTAACCCCGCGATCTCAGTGGCCGCTATCGGCATCTCGGTCGCCATCTGGCGGATAGCGGTGCTCAGAACATCCAGTTCCGCGGCCGTGCCCTCCACGGTCTTCTCGACGCCAGCGAAGGCCGTTTCGTAGTTAATGCCCGCAGAGATAGCGGCCTTCCCCGCCATGCCGACGCCAGCGGCAAGCCCGAACATGCCGGCCCCCGCTGCAATCGCACCCAGGTTCGCCTTATTAAACGAGCCACCAAGTCTGCCCATCGAGCCAACGGTCTTGTCCGCCGTGCCGCTCGTGGTGTTGAGATGTCCCTGGGTACGGCCAAGCTCGGCGTTCAGGCTCTTCAGCTCTGCATTAGCCGTATTTTTTGCCTCGATGATGATTTGTATGTCGGTCTTCGCCATCGACTACCCCTAGTGTCCCTTGCGTGCCTGCATCACCTCGATAATCGGCTCAACGATGTCGTCTGGCGCGTTCATCAGGTCGTCATAGCTCCAGTGCATAAACTGGCAGATCACGACTTCGTTTTGGAGCTGGGCGTCACGGGCTTCACGTCGTTTGGGTCCGCGTCGCGCTCGATCTGATAGGTGGTAAGCACGGCAAGAATCTCCTGCGCCGTCTCCGGGTCCAGTGCGGAGATGGCATCCTGGGATACCGGCACATTTTTCCCGTTCTCATCAATCAGCGACCAATCAGTGACCCACATGCCGATGCGAATAAGGGGCACACGCCCGAAGTCAACTTCCATTGTGCCGCCGAAACGGGTTCCGGTCAGTCCCGAGTTAGCAAGCGTCTGCTGCTCGCCGTAGGTCAGCCTGGCCTTGATGTCAATCCAGTCGGAGTCGCTCAGCTCAAGCCGTACTGTTTCGGGTGTCACAAAACGATTCTTGCGGGCCATGGTTGATTCCCTCCCTCTCAAAGAAACTCGGGTCTGCCAACAGCGTGTATCGTGAGCCGTCCACTGACCGTTACATCACGCCAGCGCCATATCCGCCGGCCTACATCCAGACGCAGCTCAAATGACGTGCCATTGTCTAGCCAGTAGTCGTTAACCTCTACCGGCTGGCACTCCAGCGTCCAGGTGTCGTCACTATCACGCATGGACCAGCGTCCAAGGTTGGCAGCCACGCGGCCGCCAGCCCTGAGCTGTCCCGATTGGCCGGTCATCTGCAACTTTTAAACCTCCATTAAGCCTTACATTTGTCCCCATGCGTCTTTTGCGGAAAACGAGCTACTGACACTGATCGCGCCACTCACCTCGGTGCTCGTGCTGAAATCCACCCACGCTGGGCCATAGAAGTACTTGGTCACCGCGTTGCGCGACGGGTACAGGTACATCACCACGCCGTCCGCACTGTTGGCCCCCTCGTACAGCTGGTCGCTGGTGTCGTCCCAGAAACCGGAGAGGGTCCCGGATACGTCAGACAGACCCTGCACGTAGGTTTTGTTCGCCGCGCCAAACTCAGACACATCGAACTTATCGGTCGTGCGGTTAAGCGTCCAACCGGTGAGGCCCACGATGCTCGTGGCCTCGGTCGCTCCGCTCGGACTTATGTAAACTACCCCTGCCTTGCCGGCATACTTAGCCACTTGCGAACCTTGCCTTTCTTTTTAGATAGCCAGTGCTACGTCAGACCCCATGCCCACACGGGCGAGATCGCTAATGATTTGGGCCGCGCGAGCGGCGTAGGTGTGCCCGGCCACGGCGGCTGGTAGCGCCGCCGCAATGCGTTGCCGTTCGGCGTCGTGCGCCAGGTAAAAACGGATGGATGATTCAAGGCCGGCGGCGTCAGCGAATGTCGGTACCAGGTCGCCGAAAACCTCGCCCACCTCCGGGCGATGATCGCTGATGGTGAACGCACCGCAAGCGGCCAGCTCGAGCGCGCGTGGATTGAGAGACTCGGCATGTTCGATACGCGGCGCATGCCGGCCAAACCCGCGCGATGTGCGGTAGAGATTCAGACCGATTTTCGCGCGCTGGTAAAGGTTGACCGCTAGTGCGTTGTCCATCACGCCACCCCGGATGTGGCGGCGTATACGCGAGCGCGAGCCGAACAGCCCCCACTCGCCGTACAACCCCAGGTCGATACCGTCCCAATCAACGCCACGTAATACGTCGCAGCGTTCTTGAAATCCAGTCCCGACGAACACCACGTCATGCATTGCCGTGTTGTCCGGCGCAGAGAGAGTGGTGTTGTGCTTGGCCGGGTCGTGGGCGTGCGGCAGGTAGTACACGTGTGGGTTGACTTGCCGCAGGTAGGGCAGACTGGAACGCTCGTTTGTCCAGGCAATATCAACGTGCTTGACGACCCGCGCCTGCGGGAGATCGTCGTATGGACTTTCGGTCAACACCACGCCCACCCGGCGTCCAGCCCGTTTGAGCTGCACGATAATATCCGGATGCAGATACATAGCCGATACCACCAGCACAACGTCCACGTCAAAACGCAACGCTCGCTCCAGCACATCAATGCTGGCCTTGTACAGCACATCAGCTCCAGAGGGCTTCACCGTGTCCGGGTTGTGTTTGCGTGCTCTGTTGTAAGCCAGGCCCAACCACGACCCGGCGAAGGCGATACGGCTGTCCAGCGCGTAATGCACGATCTCGCAGCCCTGTGCCTCCAGCTGAGACGCAAGGCCGTCAAACACATCCGCCGTGGAATAGCTCGCGCCGGGGTGTACCAGGAGGATTTTAGGCATTCGTACGCCCCCGACCTTGCCGGCCTGGGTTTGGTTTGACTGCCAGTGCGTACACATCGCCCGCCTGCTCGTCACGTTCGAGCGCGATGGTGTCGAACCCGGCCTCGTTTAGCCATTCAGCCAATTCGTCCGGGTCAATGTTGCGGTAGAACTCATCACCGACCGCGCCGCCATCCGACCCGTGCGGCGTGCGCTCCGGGCCAGCGGCGGTGAGCAGGAAAACCCCGCCCGGCTCCAGTATCGTGTAGGCGTTGGCAATCAGCGCCACCGCGTCGCTGGCATGCTCCAAACACTCGGTCATCACGACCGTATCCACCGGCTGCTCTGGGCTGTAGGCCGCGCCGTCCGACACAACATCAACCCCGTTACCAGGGCGCACATCAACTCCGGTGTAGTCCACGCCAGGGAACAGATCACGCACCGAGCCATTGACGTTATAGCTGCCAATCTCAATGACGCTCTTGCGCTTTGGCAGACCGGCAACGGTTCTCTGTACGTAGCTGTACGCCTCGTTGTGCATTGTCTTAACTCCAGACCAGGGGGCTATCGATCTCAACGGTCACACTAATGCGGGCGCGGTGACAAAACGTGTCCGAGATCATGGCGTGGTCGGCGGTCATGCCCGCGACGGATGTGCTGTACACACGCGCCTCCGACGCTCCAAACGTCATTTTGTTCGCAAGCGCGCGCATCACGTTCTCCACCAGTTCCATAAACTCGTTTTCGGTGGCGGCCGCGTCGTTGACCGACCGGTATCCAGTGACCTCATATGTGTAGCGCCAGGCGCCTTCGCCGAATGCGGATTCCTCTAGCGCCTCGGCTAATACAAAACGTATGAACCAGACCCGTATCTGCACGACGCCGCCGATGGTCGTGCTGGCCAACGACTTGAACCCAGCACTATCTTTCGTCAGCCGCCAGAAGTCGTAAACCTTGCCGACGCCGGTGACGGTGTTCAGTGCCGCCTCGATACCGTCACGACACGTTGCAAAACTGGTCACCGGAACGCCCGTTTAACGATCGCGGCGATGCGCCGCTCCCACAGACTCTTTATCCTGGGACTTTCGCTATCGAAAGCGCGCTCGAACATATGCGCGCCCTTGGTGCCTCGTCTACCGATAGCCCGCGCCACCAGGAAGGCCGCGCTTCTATCGCCGCCAAACTTGCGCTTGACCCACAGCTCGATGGGCGCCATGGGTGGCATCTTGCCGGGCGCGCGTCCGGTCTCCAGGCTGGCGATCTTGATCGGCTCGTCACGGCTAAAGACACGCCCGGTAAGGTTGATGCCCGACCCGGATACGTCCGTCGTCATGCTCCCGCGCGCAAGGCCGGTGGCGCCCACCGGCGTGTTATCGACAACCACCCGTTCGATCTGTCCAACCGACACATTCATCGTGGCGCGCATCTCGCTCTCCACCAGTGCCGGCGCATTCGAAAACGCGCGCTGTAACTCGCTAACCCCTTTAGCCGTAATGCGCAGCTCAGCCATTAGCGCCACCTCGAGCCGTGGGTCAAATACTCCATACCCGATCCCGAGAACGATGAATCAAAGTCCAGTACCACCAGACCCGGTGGAACACCCTTACGGATACCCATGAGGTCCTTGTAGTCACTCTCGAAGGCGCGCGAGCGTTTGGCCGCCGACTCATCCTTCGAGTTCCGGTTAATCGCGTCGGCGTCGATGGTCGAATCCTGCTCGTGGATAAACCGGCTCGCTAGACGCGCCAGCATGCGGCTGGCCGCCAACGTCGTCACGGCCTCCTCGTGCCAGACCGGGATCGTCGTTGCGGCGGCCAGGTCAAGGTCCTGGATGGTGTGCCGCACCGTGTACGTCACCCGCATGGTGTCACCGCTGTCCGGCGTATGATGTGGCAGATCAAGCACAACCGTGCTGGTTGCCGAGCGGTAGATACGATAATCAGCCGCCTCGAGGAATGTTTGTGGCCGGCTGCCGGTAGGCAGCTCCACACTGTCGATCTGTGAGAATCCCGGAAGGAAGGCGCCCACGAATGTAAACTGGTACAGTGCGCCGTCGCCAGTGAAGTTTTCGACGATGGTGTGTGGTGCGTCCCGGTTGTAACGCGCCAGCGCCTCGCGAAACGCCTGCTCTTTATCGACTGCGGACAGCACGGCATCCTGATTCTGGAGCAGGCTCTCGGCGCGTTGTTCCAGAATCAGGTAATCGCTCATACGTACATCACCGATGCCACCGCGCCAGTGCCCGTTAGTGTGACGTAACCCGTGTTACCGACGACAAATGGCACACACGGGGCGAACACGGTTGACGTGCCCACGGCAGCCGCCAGTGTTAGCACCACCGTGCCGCCCGAGCCACCCATTTTCAGTGTGAGCGTGGCGGCGGCGGCGGCGGCCGTTAGCGTGATCGCCATCACCGTGTTATTCGCGCCCAGGTTGCCCGATGCGCTGAATTCAGTTATTGCAACTGGACCCATAACTCAGGCGCCCTCATATGTGACGCTAACCAACCCGGTCGGCAGCGCCAGCCCAGTGCCAACCTTCTGGTGTTGGATCTGGATCAGTGCTCCGGCGGCAAGGGCAAGCGGAGTGGACGGCTCGTAGAGCGTGACCACCGCGCCCTTTACCGCGTCAGTAGCGTTGACGTAATCCGTGGCCGCAAGCTCGGTTGTGCCCGTCCCCGCAACGCCGGCATTAAGGACATTGACGTGCGTGGTGTTGGTGTCCGCGCCGGAAATGGCCGCATCCCAACGCACCGTCACCGATACCAACTTGCAAGTAAACGGCGCATTGAAAACGCCGGTCGTCTCGGTAGCTGTGGCGGCGGCATGAGCCGAGAGCTGTGCCTGTTGCAGATGTCCGCCCGGAAGATCGTGAACTGAACTCGGCATACTGTTGTCCTTTCAGATGTGGTGGCGGGCCGGTCAGATGCCAGCCCGCTCAGTCAGCTATTTACCCCGCGACGACCTGTCGGTACGCGCCACGGTGATCGAGGTTTGTCGCGCCGTAGATATGGCGGATTTTGTACGTGATTTTGTCAGCGGTGAAATTACTGCCAATCGTTGGCTGATCCTGTACGAATAGCTCAGGCTCTTCGCGCCCGTTGAGGAAACCGACCTCCAGATTTGGGGTGTCCTGCGGGTTGGCGAATGCATACCAGTCGGTTGCATCCGTCCAATCGTCCATCACGATGACCTCATAGCCGCCCTGGAACATGTTCGGCTCGGTCGCTGTAAAGGAAGATGCCTGAGACATCACACCGGACTGGGTAAGCCGGTACGCTGTCTCGCGTAGCTCATTCGGGATCACCAGAATCTTCGGTGTGTTGCCCGCACCCAGGACGTGGCCCGTCTCGTTGTAGGCGGTCTGGTTACGCATGGCGTTCTCGACAGCCAACAGGGCCGTCGCGCTCAACGCGGTCGTGCCGGTATTTCCATGGTTGGAGTGAAAAAGTGTCGTGGCGTCGTACGTCACCGTCGGGTTGCCGAGGATCATGTCAGTCCAGACAAAATCATGTAGCGTGCGAGCCGCCGCGCGGCCCATGCGTTGCGGCAAGCGCCGGAGGGAGCCCACGTTGTCATTAGCGATCACTTCGAGTGTTAAAGACTCCAGGTAGCCGCGCTTGGTTGGGCTGTAGGTCGCCTCTTCATCGGTTGGGCTCGTCGTGGGCTGGTAGGTTCCACCCTCGGCCACTACCGGCAGATCGCCGTACCCGCCGAAGCGCGTGCGCCGCTGCGTGCGGAAATCATTCAGCGGCACAATGTCCGTTGTGATTTTTCGCCATGAATCGAACTGAGGATGGTTGTATTCGCGAATCATGCGCCGCGTGATCGAGTCGCCCAGTACCTGGCCCCAGCTGGTGGAGTCAATGGCCTCGGTCAACGCGCTAACCGGCGAGTACTGGGTCGCCTCGCCCAGAATCTGGAACGGGAGCTGCCCATCAATGTAGGACAGGCTCTGACCGCTTATATCGAGGAACGCCTGTTTGATTGAGCGGTATGGCGTTACACCATCAATGGGCGCGCCTTCAAACAAGCCGTCAAGCGCTTTGCGTTGCTTATCGCGGACATCCTCGGTGATCTCGATACTTCCCGAACGCGGTTGTCCGCCGCCGGCAGCCTCAACGAGCTTTGCCGCCGTGGCGCGGTCGCGCTCAATGCGTTTCGCCAACTTGTCATGATCGAAGATCACCCCCTCAAAATCTTCGCGGATGCCAGCCTTGACCGGCTCCGGGAGTTTCGATTCGGACAACGTTTCCGCCAGCACCAACCGGCATTCCGACATCGCGATACGCTGCTCAAAACGCTGCTCGGCTTCGGTCAGCGCGCTATCGTCCAGCGGCGCTGGCGTCGGGGCGAGCTTCACTGCCTCTGCCGATGCCTTGGCAAGCTCAGCGGGCGCTTCGGTTGCCAGCTGGGTCATCTCCGCCTCAGTCAGCGTCTCGCCCCGACGCAGCCGGGCCAACAAGTCTTCCATGGTTCGTAAAATCCTTTCTTGGCCCGTGTCAATCGCGGCGACGAGCCCAATCAGCTCACCACCGGCACTTGGCCGCATTACAATGTCCACTGAATCAACAGCGGTAAAATCGTCTATGCGTCTCACCAGTCCCTCGGCGAGACGCCGGACTGTGCTTTTGTATTTGCCGTGTGGGACTACATGGGAGAAACCGAACGGGGTACGTCCGGTGCGCTGCGAGACGTCCCATGCGTGCAGGAACGTCTCGCGCAATTCAGGCTTGCCCTTGTTGATTTCGAAGGTCGCCTCAACGCCACGTGGATTGGGGGAGGGGTTGGTTATCCATCCGCCCACATCGCTAAACCCGCGATGTGCGGGCGAGTGGTCAGCGCCGCCGTAATATGCGGTGACGCCCTCGTATAGCCCGGCTCGCCTGTGTAGCACGTCGAGCGGGTACTCTGTCTTGTTTCTGGAAATGCCGGCCTGGATGACCTGCATGCGCCATTTCCAGCCCGCGCCATTGTCGGCAGACTCAAGCAACGCACCATCACTGAGGATGGTCACGACTTCGGCAACCGGCTCAACTGGTTCTGGTTGTGTGGTGTCTTTGTCTAACACAGAAAGAGCGCCTAACGTTAGACGCTCTGGGGCGTTCAATCATTGGGCGCTCTGAAGGGCACTCTGGGCTAGTATTGTCCGTAGTGTAGGTTATGGTTAGCGGCGTGTCAACTACGCCACCTGTTCTTCTTTCAGCGCGTCCGCTTCCTCCAGGATTTGATCTAAGCGGCGAACCGTTACATGCTGCTCGCCGTGGTGCCGGTCACGGTGAACGACGCACACATACCCCGCAATGATCTGTAGCTCAAAGATGGGCATATTGCACTCCTGGCAGCGCTCGATGTGCCGGTCAGTCATGATGGCGTACGCCGCTCCATAATCCACACGACGAGGCGACTCAGCAGGGCATTAAGGTAAAGCCGCACATAATACAGCGTCATGCGTGGCTATTCCGAATCGTCTCAGCGCTAGGCTCCGGACGCACCTCCTTGTACGCTGCCTGTGCCGCCGCCTTGCGCCCCTCCTCAACACCGGCCACATAACGAGCCAGCCGTTGCGCCCGTTCGCGCTTCGCCCGCGATCGTTCGAGATGCAAGCCGGCGAACACCAGGAGGTCGAAATACACAGCGAACGCGGATAGTGCGGCGATGATCGTGAGAAAGTAGGCAATGAGTGTCAAGGGCCTGTCCTCTCAAATGATACTCAGAGTCGGATCGACCGTAGCAGTGAAATCCATGACAAGTCGACACAAACAGCCCACCGTTTCGGACGCCGGTAGGCGCGAATCGAGCGGACCGGGCGCCGCATACCCATTGACACTAAACATCTCCTCCCACGGGATGGTTGTGCCGTCCAACGCCACATGCGCGGGGCGTGGCCGGTACTGCCCCGGCTTCGTCTTGCCAACCATCATCCCGGTCGCATGCACCCACATCTTCCGCGTGCCAGGCACGGACGCCGCGACCTCGTTGCCTCGCTTCTGATAACCCAAGGAAAACGCCCGGCCCACCTCGGTGCGAGCTATCATCTCGGCGCGTGTCGCCACCTTGCCAAACACCGACGGGCTATCCAGATTACGACCAATGTTTTTCACCAATTCGCTGAACGACCGGCCGCCTAGCGACGCCAGTTGCAATTCCGTATTCATCCATTCCAGGGCATCGGCGGACAAGCCCTTGATTAGCTCGGCGCTGTAGCCTTGCACGATGCTGAGCGTCTGGGTCGAGATGCCCACGGTACCGGTGCGCAGCCCGGCGGCGGCCAGCTCCGCGTCCACCACATCGTCGGAGATGTCCCACGCCAGTTGCTGGTAGCCACTGACCGTCGAAGCCAGTTGCGCCTCAAACTGCTGGGTCAACGTCTGTATCTCGATACGCAGCGCGCGGGTATCCGAGATCGTCAGGTCCGGCCGTTGCGCGATCCGCACCAGTACACGCTCGTGCAATTGGCCCAGCAGGTCGAGTACGCGGCGCACAGCGTCCGCATCGAGCTGTCCGGACTGGGCAACGAGCGCGTCAACACGCTCGGGGAACGTGACAGACATCTACGCTACCCGCTCCTTGTCGCGCTTGCCGTTCGCCATTGCGCGTTCGATCTCGTTTGCCACCCGCTCCGGGACATCACCCTCCTTCTCGCGCTGTTCGGTCTGATTCGCGATCCTCTCGGCTTCTTCATCCGGGTCAATGTCCGGTCCGAGCTGTTGGGCAATGGCGCTAAAGATGGCGCGCGCGGTGGCCTTACTGGTGTACTCCTGCTGCTCGGCAATGACCAGCGCCTGCGTCACCTGCACGACAGTGGCCGCCAGTTGCGTCATGTCCGTCGTATCCATATCCGGAGCCACCACCTCAAAAGCCAGACGCGGGTCTATCATCTCGCCGGTCCGCTTGCCGTCCGCATTCTCGACGGCTACCTGTGCCGGGAGCGCGCCGTGGATAACGGCCTGGTCGACCACGTAGCGCAGCACGTCGCTCATAACCTGCTGCCAGTCGCGTTGCAGCCGTGACAACATTTTGATCGTTGGGGTTTCCATCACCGCGCCCACTGCGCGATTCACATCGCCGCCCGATCCAAACCAGTGCTCGGGAACGCCAACACTCCCGAGGATCAGCGTGTTGAGAACCCAGCCCATCAGCTCGGTCGCATCGTACGAATTGAGTTGCGGCGCTAGTGCCTGGTACGTCACATTCTCATTGTGGATTCGCGCGCTACCGGGACGCGGCGCGGAATAGTTTGGGTCTTGCGCGTAGCCCTTGAGGTCGTCCGGAGTTGCGCCATTGATCGTCACATCCCAGACAAACGCCCGCACCATCTGCGCTCGATCCACCTCGGAAAACGCCATGGTATTGAGCGAGTCGAGAAAATCCGCCAGCGGGTAGAGCATTGAGATGCCGCGCAAACCGTCATCGTTGATCTTCAGAAACACACACTCGCCCTCAAGCCGACCGGACTCAGGCTGCTCGTTGATAACCGCCAGATTACGGCCCTCACGCTCGGTTGTCTCTGGCATGAGGATCACCGAGCGGACGATCTCCCAGTTGAGCGGGTCCGGACGCACCTCCTTGACCATGCGGCTGGGAATCATGCCCCAACGCACCGCGCCATCCACCTCGTTGACCCCGGCAGGCATGACGATCTCACCATCGCGCAGGCGCAGGCGAAACATCCTCGGGCCGCGTGCGTCCCAATCGTTCACCGGGTCGTCCCAATGATCGCGTAGTAATTTCTCAACCTCAGCATTACGGCACGTGATCTGTACTCCCTCGGCAAAGACGAAATCTGTCAAGAGGTCCATGATGCGTTTAGCAACCGGGTTGGAGCGGTCCAGATGCGCGGCGATTTTGAGCATCCTGTCGTGCTGATGCTGTGGCAGGTCGGATGTAGCCCGGCTGGTAAGCGGCCGATACAGGTAGTCGTCGCTATCAATCATGATCGATTCGGCCAGCGGTGCAAACCCGAACCAGCCCCTGATGGTGTCCCATGTACTCATGTCCAGAGTGCTCCTGTCCTGCTAGGCGCGTAGGTGTCACGGGTATCCGAGGAAATAGCAACCGACGCGGCGGGTGGCACGCTTGCCGCCTGCCATGCCAGCGCCAGCGCCATCACGCAATCGTCATGTTGTCCTCGGGGCGCGTTGTAACGCAACAAACCGGACGGCAATCGTTCGGATTCGTAGGCCTGCAATTCGTTGATGAGGATCGGGTCATTGACTATTTTTAGGTCGCCCCGCTCAAACGCCAGCGCCAGCGCGTCAATGGCCACAGCTTTGGTTGCGTTCGTCGTCTGGAACGGAATCATGTGTATCCCCGAACGTTGAAGCTGCTCGATAAGTGGCTCGCCGATGCTGTTGCGCTCGGGGATAACAACGGACGGGTTAAAGCGGCTATGCAGCGCCGAGAGACGCCCTAACTGAATCTGGTAGTCGATCTGGTTGAACCGATCCATGTAGACCAGCTCGCGTGTGTTCACGTCTATCACCGCGATAACCGTCCAGTCCTGCGTTTTGCCCCAATCAACGCCGAACACGTACTGGTGCCCTGGCAAAGGCGCTTCCTGTGGCTCGGCGGTAGCAGCCTCCCGCACCCGGCGGAAGACTCCCGCACCATCTTCGATAAATACCGCCATGTACTCCTGTAGGTAGGCACGTTCGGGTAGTTCAAGACGCGCCGCCTCAATCTCAGCAGGATTGATGAACGGGTTTGCGGCTGTTGTCATAGACCAGCTCATCCACTCAGGGTAGGTGTTGTCCTGGCCACGCTGGTAGAGCGTCCAGTAATAATTACGGCCCCTGGGTGTGGACAGGAACCACGCATCACCCTCATAGTCGGTCAGAGTTGGCCGGAGAACTTCAGTCCACGCCTGTTCCAGTGCGCGGATCATGGCCGCCTCGTCGATGACCACCCGCTTGTACCGGCGGCCGCGAGCCACGTCCGGCGTATCCAACGACCAGAAGTCGATCTGGCCGCCGGTTAGCAGCTCAATGCGCTTGTCTTGTTCGGAGATCGTCCTGATAATTGGCCGCAGGATGCGCTTGGCATCCCGCCAGACTTCGGACAGCATTTTATATGTCGGACTGAACCAACCCACTGGGTAGCCTTGCAACATCTGCTCTACGGCGCGGTCAATGCCGAGCGTGGTTTTTCCTGCTCTTCGGCCTAAGTTCACAACATTGAATCTGCGAGATTCCGCAATGACCCGCCTCTGCCCAGCGTGCGGATTGGGCAGGTTAATCGTCAACGTTGTCATACACCACCCGTATCGTTATGTCGCCAGCATGCTCGATGTGGTCGCTATAGCCACGGTTCTTGGCTTGAGTCTTGAGGTAGAACTGAATAGACCACGGTTCGCCTTTCTGGATCGCCTGCGCCAGTTTCAGCTCGGCAGTATCGCCCATCTTGCCGCGTTCGGCTTCGAGTATCGCGCGTACGGACGGCTTGTCTGCTATGCGCTTCTTGATAGTATCTGGCTTGCACCCAAGCCGCGCTGCGGCAACGTACACCATGCCTTTGGTGGCAATGAGGGCGTCGGTGATTTGTTTATCTGTGTAACTAGGCATCACAAACCGCCACTACCGCCGCTTTGATGATCTGACACAAGCAGCGGTGTGAGCCCCATACCTGACATACGCTCCAACGCGACGGCGACATATTTGGGTTCGATCTCCATGCCGTAGCAGACGCGGCCGGTTTGCTCGGCGGCCACCATCGTTGTGCCGGAGCCGAGGAAGGGGTCGTACACGCTCGCACCCTCAGGACACACACGCCGAACAAGGTCACTAATGACGGTCATCGGCTTGATACTTCCGTGCCATCCGGCGATATCGACCTTGTTCGCGTTATCCCAATTAGCGGTGTAGCAGTCGTGGGCAAAAGGGTGAATGTCCACCCATTGTCCTGTTCCAACTGTTGACACTAAAATGGCTTCGCTTTTCAGAATCCAACCCCTCCAGGGGAACGTAATATCGTTTGGCTTGTACATCCAAAGCATGCGTTCAAAATGATGAGCATAAGAACGGATAGCGTCTAACCATTCAGGGAACATGCGACTCGACTGAAACGCAACAATCACCGCGTTCTCAACGGGTAGATTGCGAACAACGCCCTCGAATAGGACATGGAGACCTTCAGGGTCGTCGTTCGGTACTCCATCACGGTTTATGCCGTAAGGCGGGTCAGTAACGACAGCATCCGCCTTTGCACCGTCCATCAACCGCGCCACGTCCTCCGCGCTCGTGCTATCGCCACACAACAGCCGGTGCGCCTTGCCGGACACGGTTAACGATGGTATCTCCCACAGCTGGCCCACAACGCAGCCCCACGCCTCACGCAGTTCGTCGGCGCGATCGACCTGTGCGCCAGGGTCTTCGACCTTCTCTGGTTCGCTATACAGACCGTTAGCCTCTGCCAGCTCCGCAAGCATCTGCTGTACCGCCGCGTCGCCGGTCGAGATGTCCCTGAGCAATTCATCCAGCTTCGCGGTGTCCGTTGCGGCCATAGCGGACAACGGGTCAAGCGTCGCCAGAATCAACGCCTCTTCGGCCTCGTCGAGGTCAACATAGGTGACAGGTATCGTCGGCTCGTTGCGTTGCAGGGCAAGGGAGACTCTGAGGTGACCGTCAATAAGTGCCTGGTTGCGCTGATTAACGATGACACGCTGCACCCAGCCGACCTCGTTCAGCACGCCGGCTAATGCGTCTTGTTGCGCCTTGGGATGGATGCGCCAGTTCCGGGCGTTGGCCATGAGCTGGTCCGGCGCTTCTTCGCCTTCGCCTGTGATGCGGTTTTGCCATACTGCTAGTGCCATGCCGCTCAATCCAGATTCTTAACCACGCGAAAATGCCCGGCGGCGATGTGCTTCCACATTGCAAAACAGCCGGGCAACCCCATACAGGATAGATTATGTCAGTTAAGTGTACATCTATGCCCTATCACGCTGCCAATCGTAGCGGCCACCAGAGACGCTTATGGCAGTGTCCGCACTCCATGCGCATCCTGCCCTGTTCGACGTAGACACGCACGCCATCCAGCGGGTAGACGCCAGTCGGGGTGGCACGCGCTAAGGGCTCTCCACACTGCCGGCACGTCAACAGTTTCGGCGTGTCGTCAGGCCGCTCCACAACGCCTCCTCAGTCTCACCTACTCTCGTCATCGGCACGGTCTTCCAGGCTGTCCCATTCCACCTGCTCCGACAGAATGTCAATTTGTCCAAGATACCGAAACCCATCCTTTTCAGTGCCACGAATAACGATATTGCCGGTTGCCGTCCCCGCATGGACACGATACTCGTCGGGGATATCCTGCAATAGCGTCCTCAACTGACCGGCACTCATGTCCTTCCACCAAAACGCATCAAACCGGGCTGCCATATTCTCCCTATCCCTTCTCCCGTTCGGCGAGCATGTCAAGCGCCAATTCGAAGCGCGCAATCAAGAGCAACACCTCACTCGGGTCTATCCTCCCCTTGAGCGTCTTGCGTGTCATGTCCGCACACGTTCCGTAACCATCCCGTACGAATTCCTCAATATCTTTCGCACTCACATTAGCCAAAATCGTTGTAGAGTCCGTAGCATTCACACTCCCACCCGTCCTTTCTCCCCAAGTCGCTCCCGGCGCACCTGGGCGTACTCACTCGTCATGTCAGCCTCTAACCGCCGGAGCTCCGCCACAAGACTTGCCAGTTGCGTCCAGCCGAGGGCGTCGTCATTCAGAGCCGTATAGATTGCCTGGCGGCGTGTGGCGAGGCTGTGGATGCGTGGCGGGTTACTCAACATATGCGACTCGCTGATTCATTGCGACCTCCAGAAAAAACTCCCTGAACCTTTCGGCCTCATCCTCATCCCGAAAATAGGCAACCGGGCGGGCGTATCCTGGACGAACGCGCATCAGCGCCGTGCTCTTGCGGCCCGGCACACTGCCGATTTCGTAGCCCCACTCCCCGAGATGGTCGTGTTTGGTGATCCGGTTGTAATGCCCTTCGGTATCGTCACTCACGCCCACGGCCTCTCATCATCCTGCCCTGATAGCAGCGCCAATATGTCGTCCTGATCCTCAATTGCCCATGGTTCGACTGAGATGACCGTGCCCTCGCCTCCGGGAACACCGCCGACTGACACGACCTCGATTGACGCAAACACCACCTGCTGGTCGTCACGGTACGCAATCGCGTTGAGTCCATCCTCACAGGCTTTCAGCACATTCGACACATCCCAGCGGCGCTTCTCCGGCGCGTTCAGCATCACGACCACCGTCACGCGCACGGGACCATCGACCGGCACAGCCCCGGCCTCTTTCGCGGCCCAGCCGACGGCGGCCTTGAATGCCAGGTAACGGTCCATTGCGGCGCGTTTAGGATGGTCGCGCACGAACTTGCCGCGACCTGTCATTCTGACTGCCGGGGCCGGTGGCCCAAACACCGCGAAACGTAATTGGCTACTGCTCTTCATAACGCCATCCATTCGTGGTCCATAAACCAGTAGGCCTGCCGTGGGTATTCCGGGTTATCCTCCGCCGAAAACACTATCCCAGCGCCACGGCGGCCATCCTTAACGGGCCTGCTGAGGTACTTGATAATCCCGATCTTGCCGTGGAACTCCGTGTTTATGGCAGTGATGCGGACGCGGGAGCCGACAGCCAGCGGAGTCTCGGTCTTCTGGTTCATGGCGTTGATTCTCCTAGCCCGACCAGCATCACCCGGCCGCCGGTCACGATAACGGTACAGGCCATCCCAGTAGGAATCATCCCGGCAGCGGCGTACAGACCAACGCGCTCCACGTCCGACAGTTGCAGCGCGGAGGCGATGCCGGTGACCATCTCGCGAGCGTCAATCAACCCGTAGCCCTCATCATCCTCTAAGTCCAGTTTGAAGACCTCCCGCAGTGCGTTCATCAACCGCATAATGCGCAGTTCCTTGTGAAGGATCACCTCACGTAACCGATCGTTTTCCTCTGTCATGGCGCTCATTCTCCGGCCTCCTCATTCAGGGCGGCGCGGGCGAGTTCGGCAATCAACCCGTAGCCCTCGTCATCCTCTAAGTCCAGTTGGCCGATCTCTCGCAGTACGTCACTCAACCGCATAATGCGGCGATCCTTGTGACGGTGCGTCTTACGTAACCGATCGACTCTGGCCTGTGCATCGGCCAGCATGGTGTGCAGACGGTTGACCTCACCTAGCAGCCAGTACAAATCGTCCTTGCCCAGCAGCGAGACGATTCCGTCTCCACGGTTTGCTAACTGTTTGCATATGGCTGCCAGCCGTTTTGTACGGTCTGTGGCGGCATGGTTTATCATGCTGTCTCCTTGCGGGTAAAGCGCCGTAATCGTCGCGCGAGAATGCTGCCGGTCAGTGTTGGGTTGTCCGGTTTTGCCGCGTAACAGACGGTCAACGTCTGGGCTGGATACGTCACCGTGACACAGTACAGGCCGTCACGTACGTGCATGGCAAAGGTTGGCGCGGTGATGGTGGCTGGGAGGGTCAGTGGCGCGGTCATGAAGCTGCCTCCATAATCCACAACGTCTGTTGCGCGTTGCGCTTGATAGCCATGTCGAGATAGTCGGCGTTGATGTCGATACCGATGGCCTTACGTCCGTGCTTGCGCGCAACCAGTGCGGCCGTCCCCGAGCCTATAAACGGGTCGAGAACGGTGTCACCCTCACGGCTGCCGGCCAGGATGCACGGCTCGACCAATTTGGGAGGAAACGTTGCGAAGTGGGATGTTTTCTCGGTCTGTATGCGGTAAAATTGACACGTACATGGATTGGAGTCATACGATGTTTCAGTGCCATCAGTGCAGTCGGGTGTTTGAACCGAAATACAAGAGTCGGAACAAGCCTGCTCCAAAGTACTGCTCACGTGCATGTTCCCATCAAGCGCAGCGTACTCGTGTTGTGTTGACGTGTGCCCAGTGTGACCAAGACTTTGAGCGGAAGGCATACATGGCTGACTGGTCAAAAGACCGTGGCCCGTTTTGCTCATTTGATTGCTACGGCCAGTGGCAGGCGGTAAACACTCGTAGTGAAGCGAATCCGAATTGGGTTCCACAAAGCTCGGCTCGTGGTGCTGCGCAATGGCAGCGCGTTCGGCTTGCCGCTCTTGAACGTGACGGTCACGCATGTCAAGAATGCCGCTCAGATCATCGGCTACACGTTCATCACGAAACACCGTGGGAACCGAATCAGGAAGATCCGCATGGACTGGACAATCTGGTGACGTTATGCGCATCGTGTCACCGAAAACGTCACCGCTTACCACAGGGACCAGACGGGAAGTTTCTTTCCAATCACTAAACGGCTGCGTGGCGATTGTCCAGACGGTGCGGCGATTGCGGGTGCCGGTCCCAGCAGTGCGGCTGTCGATGCCTGCTTCCTGCCGGTCAGTGATGGACTTTGCGTGCCATGCGACGCGGGATGGGTCACTGAACGACCGGCCGCGCAGCAGACCCAAGTCCAGTCCACTATCTGCGCGCTCGCTAATCGCCGCCGCATCGTAGTAATACCGCGCCTGCTTGGTCAGCAGAAAAAGGTACTCGTGCGACTTCGTGGGCCGGTCCGTGACCGACTCCGGCATCGGGTTCGGCTTCGCCCAGATTATGTCCGAACGCAGCCACCAGCCGTCGGCCTGCAACGCGAAGGCGACGCGCCACGGGATGCCAACCATGTCTTTGGGTTTGAGGCCGAGTTCGGTTGATGATGGCTTTTGGAGAAGCATTCCCTTCGCCGCGTCGAGTTTCGGCTTGCCGCCATCAACGAACCCGTGTCCGCCATCCCGCTTCTCGCCTCCTCCATTCCAGTACGAGTCGCCGAGATTGAGGAAGACCACGCCGTCGTCTTGAAGGACCCTGCGCACCTCGCGGAACACGGCGACCATGGTGGCGACGTAGAGTTCGGGGGTGGGTTCTAAGCCGAGTTGACCGGGCGTCAAATAATCCCGCAACATCCAGTACGGCGGCGACGTAACACACATCTGTACGGACTCGTCCGGCAGATTTCGGAGTCCTGCGAGTACATCGCAGTGATAGAGCGTCATACCCGCGTCATGGTGATACGGCGTCATGTCGTGTGCCATCATGCTGCCACCAACCGCGCAACATCATAGCCAACCGTCACCAGCCAGTCATCCAACCCGCTCTCAATCTGGCCAGCAACAATCAGCACGTACTCGGCATCCAGGGTTGTATTGCCATTGACGAGGACGTTTCGTGCCTCGGTTTGCATCAGACCAAGCATGCGTGTCGCTGTTTTTATGCTGGTGTTGGCGACGGCGAGCATAGCTTCCAGGTCGAGCACACGTTGTTCAAGCTCATGTTTTGGCATCGGCTCGTCTACCCTACCAGCAGCGGCACATAGGGCCCGTGGTCCACAACCCAGCGCAACAGCCATCCGGCGTATCGTTGCCACGGCAGGCGGTGGAAACGCATTGTTTTCGATTTTGCAAATATACGTGAAATGAATACCTGATGCCTCGGCAAGTTCGCGGAGTGTCAATCCAGCGGCGTTGCGCTGTGCACGTAGTACCCCCCCAAATGTGGTCGCGTTGTCGTCGCGGATAGGCCGGGTTGTCATACTCATGTCGTGTGCCTTTCTAGGCTGTCACCAACCGCGCAACGTCGCCGATCGTGCTGAATCCCGCCGCCGGTTTGGTGCGTTCGTCAATCGCTGGCTCGAGGCCTCTGAGTTCTCTTGAAAACCGATAGAGTTGGTCCATGTCAGTCGACCCGTCTGCATCACGAAACGGCGCATGCAACGCCGAGACATCCGCCCGCCTGCCAGTATCAAAACCCTCCGGCACAACGCCGCCATAACGTGCGATGCTTGCCGATTCCGTCAGCGGATTAAACTTGCCCTCGTAGGAGCAGCCTGGGCAAGCAATCAGTCCATGGTGCAAACCGTTGCGTAACCAACGCGCGCCCAGGCAGTGACCACAAACCAACCCGC